AGACTATTCTAGTTACGACTTATCTTCATTCGAAAATACATATGTTAAGTTGTTTATTGTACATAAAATAGATGATGATATGTACAACAGTTTTATAGAAAGAATATACAATACAATTACTGTACACGAACTACAAATTATAGAAGACCCTATTGATGTATCTTCTACAGTAAGAAGTGACATATTAGAACAAGGCGAAGACACACAAACATTTTTAAACAACTATATTGACCAGGCTGATACTGGCGAATTAGATAAAACAAAATTAAAACAGTTTGCAAGAGAACTGTATGGAGAAGCAAATGAATAGAACAGTAGAATATGGTAATATGCCATTTGGTCCTTATGTTATGAGAACCAAAATTGACGAAGATATAAGAATAAGATTATTAAAAGACGGTAAAAAAGAACTAACAAGTTATCACAAAAGATTAGCTGGACATTTAGACACACAACTAAAATATAATGATGAAACTACAAGTTGGTTTTATCAAGAATCAAGTCATATATGGCAAGCGTATAGAGAGGGTTGGTCTAATTGGTCAGGACATCCTAATGAACCAGTAGAACTAAATGCTCACGATTTATGGGTAAACTTTATGAAACCTGGTGACTTTAATCCTGTACACACGCATGGTGGTGATTATTCATTTGTTATATTTTTAGATGTTCCAAAAAAACTCATAGAAGAACAAGACGCATTTGAAGGAACATCAGCTAAACCTGGTTCATTAATGTTTGAGTTTACACAACAAGCAAAACCAAAGTGGGCAATGACAGGACAAGCATTTAAACCTAGAACTGGTGATATGATTATATTTCCAGCACTATTGCAACATTGGGTACTTCCTTTTAAATCAAAATGTACAAGAGTTAGTGTATCAGGCAACCTTGAAATATTAAACAGGCAAAAATTATCAAATGATTTCTTTTAAACGAATAAGATACAAAAACTTTTTATCTACTGGCAACATACCAATAGAAGTAGAACTAAACAAAACTGCCACCACACTAATTGTTGGTAGTAATGGTAGTGGTAAATCTACACTACTTGACGCATTGTGTTATGCTTTGTTTAATAAACCATTTAGAATTATTAAGAAAGACCAAATGGTCAATACAATTAATAATAGTGATACCTTGGTAGAGGTAGAATTTGAAGTTGGCACAAATCAATATATGATTAGACGAGGTATAAAACCAAATCTATTTGAAATATATCAAAATGATAAACTTATAAATCAAGACGCCAGTAGTATTGACTACCAGAAATACCTAGAACAAAATATAATGAAACTGAATTATAGGTCATTCATTCAAGTTGTTATACTAGGGTCTTCATCATACGAGCCGTTTATGAAGATGAAACCAAGATACAGACGAGAAGTTGTTGAAGAAATCTTGGATATAAGAGTTTTTGGCCTTATGGATTTAATTTTGCGTTCCCAACAGAGTGATTTACAAAAAAATCTTACGGAGGTGCGCCACCAGGCGGAGCTAATAAAGACCAAATATGAAACTGAAGCAAAACATCTAAAGTCTTTGGAAGACCAAGGAAATGATGTCCAGGCGCATAAGCAAAAATTACTAGATAAAAACACACAAGATTCATCTAATTATCAACAAAAGATACAAGAACTAAACGAATCAATAGCCGTGTCAAAAGAAAAGGTAAAAGACAAACTAAAAGTTGATATGAAGTATAGTCAACTACAGAAACTAGAAGCCAAGATAGAAACAAATCTATCATCTCATAAAAAGACATTAGAGTTTTTTGAACAAAACGATAATTGTCCTACTTGTACACAACCAATAGACAAACAATTTAAGGAAGATAAATGTACACACGAACACACAACCATTTCGAAACTTTCCACAGGCTTGTCAGAGCTCGTAGAAGAAATTTCAAAACAAGAGAAGAAAGTGGTAGAGTTTGGGAAGATGTCAAACAAGATACAAGAGATGACCGTGGACATAGCCAAAATACACACAAGCTTAGAGAACATAAAAAAGAATAGTGACCAGATACATCAAGACATATCTATGGCAACAAACAATGATATTGATAGTATAAAACAAGAGTTGGTTGATATGTCAGAGCAACTAAAAATTGCTGAACAAGATTTAGATAAAGTAACCGAACAAAAAAAGTATGTTGATATATTAAGAGAGATACTAAACGACAAAGGCGCTAAAGCACAAATCATTAAGAAGTATCTACCAATAATGAATCAGTTAATTAATCAACATCTACAATCTATGGATTTTTATGTTAACTTTAACTTAGATGAAGAATTTAACGAAACAATAAAAAGTAGATTTAGAGATACTTTTAATTATAATAGTTTTAGTGAAGGTGAGAAAAT